GACGTGGGACTTGCCGGTCCTGACCTCGATTCACTTATCCTCCGGAACATCAAAGCTGCGACTCAGCATATCGAAAACATACTCGGGCGCCGCTTCATCCCGGAGACGGCGGCGAAACTCTACCGCTGGCCGTCACAGAATGGACGGGGCGGCTACGTCCTGAAGTTCCCCGACGATGATCTACTCGCCGTAACGCTCCTACAGGCGAAGGCTCAGGACACGACGCCGACGACGATTGTCGCCGCAGACTACTTCAAGGAACCGGCCAACGACCCGCCCTATGGCAGCATCGAGATTGATCTATCCTCTTCGGCTGCCTTCGAGCCGGGCGACACGCCGCAACGGTCCATCTCCGTCGCTGGACGCTGGGCCTATTGCGAGGACACGGAGGCCGCTGGCGCGCTGGCAGAAGCTGACGACGGCTCCGAGACGGGTCTAGATGTCAGTGACAGTTCACTCATCGACGTGGGCAACACCATCCTTATCGGCACGGAGGCCATGTTCGTCTCGGCGAAGGGGTCGCTTGACGTCGGTACGAACACGAACGCGGCGCTGACGCAGGATAAGGCAGGGACGACAGTCGCTGTCGTAGATGGCACGAAAGTCAAGGCGGGCGAAATCATCACCGTCGAGTCGGAACGGATGCTGGTGGAATCCGTCAGTGGCAATAGTCTCGCCGTAAAGCGGGCTTATGACGGTTCGGTGTTGGCCAGTCACTTGACGAATCAAGACATCTACGCACCGCGAACGATGACCGTCGTCCGAGCGGTGAACGGTACAACCGCCGCTGCTCACAACGACGCGACGGCGATTACGAAGTACGCGCCGCCCGGCGATATCGAGGAATATTGCCGAGCCTACGCTATCAACCATCACGAGCAGGGGAAGTCGGGTTGGACGGGCGTCGTCGGCGGGTCCGAAGGCGGCGCTGTCGAGACGACGGGCAAAACACTCTGGGGAATGCGGCAGGACCTCGTCAAGGAATATGGCCGCGTGGGAGTGTGAGATGGCCGTCTCAATGAACGTCAACGTCACGCTACGCGGGCCGCTCTTCACGAAGAAGATCGATGCCACGGTCAAGAAGGTCATTCTTGAGGAAGGCATAGAGCGTATCGGTAAGGAAATCATCGACAAGACCGAGCGGTTGAAGCGGAGCAGGAAGAAGGGACTAGGTGCAAAGAGGAACCCCGTAGATCGTGACACTCGCGGCTTGACGATGACGGTTACCTCTCAGGTGGGCAAGTGGCCCCGCATGTCGGGCGGCAAATGGACTTATAAGAACATCGGCATTATCAAGGGCATGGCACCAAGAGTCATGAACAAGATCGCCCAGCGGATCGTCTCGGAGTTGGGTTGATGGCCTACATAACCGCAGCACTCCAACTGATCCAGTCCTACCTAAGCGGCAAGGGCTGGTTCGATGCTGTGACGATTGGGGAACCCGACGGACCGCCCTCGACGCCGGCGGCGGCCATCTTCCTAACGAGGGGCAACGCCAATCAGTTGTCGACGACGACCTTTCACAGACAGCGGGACGTGACAGTCCGCATCTACATAGACGTGATGGAGGAACCGCGCGAGGGTGCCGAGATCGCCCTCGACAAGATGGTCTATGACTGCGAGGCTGCGTTCAAGAGCGATCTTAGTCTTGGTGCGACCGGCTGGGTCATCCTGCCGGGCGGCGACATCGCAGAGACGTTTGATTACGTCACGTTGGGCAATCGGCCGTTCAGGATTGCCGATATTGTCTTGCCCCTGTCGCAGAGGGAGTAGAGATGAGATCGGAAGTTCAATCGTGGGTACAGGGCATCATTGCCGAGTACGATCCGCAGCCGCCGGTTCTTGAGATCGGAGCCTACGACGTGAATGGCACCATACGCCACCTGTTCCCCCAGGCGGGCTATGTCGGACTCGACAAGCGTCACGGCCCCGGCGTCGACATGATAGCCGATGTCTGCACTCTCAGGGGTACTCAGCCGTTCGGCACGGTCGTTTGCTGCGAGACGTTGGAGCACATCGCTGCACCGTGGATGGCCATCCCCGCGATGTTCGGGGCGTTGCGTTCCGGTGGCCTCTTCATCGGGACTTGGTGCTTCGCTTACCCGATTCACAATGAACCTGATTACTGGCGCGTGACGCCGGCAGGCTTCCGCTTCCTCCTGGAGCAGGCGGGATTTTGCGATATCCGCATCGATACACAAGGCGAAGGGCCGGTCGGCGTCTTCGCGGTAGCGAGGAAAGCATGAAAGAGGAACTACTTGCTCAGGGATACGGTGCCGTGGTCAAGGGGCGCGTTGCCCATCGGACTGACGGCGATTGCTGGTCGGAGAAGGACTGGCTCATACCGCTCAAGGACTTGGAAGAAGCGGACGCCCATGGATACGAAAGGTGTAGGAAGTGCAGCTCGATATCGGCGCCGGAGACAAGCGAGACGAAGGCTACCTAGCGACTGACATCGCCGGACGTCCAGACGTCATCTGCGATGCCCGCCACCTGCCCTTCAAGGATGGCGCGTTCGGCAAGGTGCGGATGCTGCACGTTCTTGAACATATCCCGCGCGAGTTCCTGGTCCAGACGGTCAACGACTGCCATCGCGTCACCGAACCCGAGGGCGAGTTGGAAATCGAAGTCCCTATCTTTCCGTCTGACTACGCGATGGCGGACCCGACTCACGTCTCATTCTTCGTGCCGCGAACCTTTGACTACTTCATTGATGGCGGCACCTACGACGAATACCGGCGCCTCTATGGGATAGCGCCGTGGAAGTATATCGACAAGGAACGGGTGGGGTTCAACAGCATTCTCAACGTGAGGCTTCAAAAGTGCGAGTGATGATCGTCTCTTCGCCCCACGCCATGAGTACGCGGGATGTCTTCACCGGGCACCTCGCGGGCCTACGCGCGTGCTTGGGCGCGGAGAACGTCATCTCCTATGACATCCTTCCCCGTTTCAACCTCTTCCACTCGTGGACGCAATGGATTGAAGAGAAGGGCGGGGTAGTCCCCCGCGAACTGAAAGCCAACGTCCTTGCGTCCGAACCTGTTTTCGGTGCCGCCCACTTCCGTGAGGTTGATGCGGTCTACCTGATAAGCCCGATGTATTTTCCCATGAGCATCGTCGACATGCTGCACAAGGACGGCTTCAAGGTCTGGACCTACTTCACCGAATGCCCCTACGAAGACGAGTTCTGGTCGCGGGGACAGGCTTCACACTTCGATGCCTGCTTCGTCAACGACCGCAATAGCCTGTCGCGCTTCCAAGCCTACAATCCGCACTCGTACTACCTCGCCCACTCTTACAACCCAGCGGTTCATCATCCTGGGCGCATGGCGGTCAATGGGCATGAGCACGTCATCATGGTGGGTACGGGCTTCAAGAGCCGCCGCGCATTCTTGGGTGAAGCCAACTGGGAAGGGATAGACCTCCGACTCTACGGCACTATGTGGACTGAAGGCGACGATGGCTGGAATCTGAAACCCTACGTCCGCCCTCGACTTATTGAGAATCAGACGACGGCCATGATATACCGTGGCGCCACCATCGGCCTATCCATGCACCGCACCGAGCGCACCTTCGAGGCCGAAGAGTTCATCGACAAAGGCGAGGCGTACTCCGTCGGGCCACGTACCTATGAACTCGCCGCTTGCGGCCTCTTCCAGATAAGCGACGCCCGACCTGAACTCAGAGACATCTTTGAAGATACCGTTCCCATCTATCAGACGCCGGCCGACATGGAGCGGCTGGTGCGGTACTACCTAGAGAATCCACAGGAGCGCCAGGAGCTTGCGGGGCGGCAACTGGAAGCGGTCAAGCCTCACACGGTCGAGCGGCGAATGGCAGAACTCCTGGAATATGTAGCGTAACGGAGGTTCAACATGGCTACACTTTTGGGACGAGACGCGGCGGTTTATTGGGGTTCAACGGTTAGCCCCTCTCGGATCGCCGAGACTCGCAACATCAGCATCGACATGGGTGCGGACTGGGTAGATGACACCGTTCACGGTGACACCAACCGCAGCGAGCAGCCCACCTTCAGCAAGTTCGCCTGCACGATCACGGGCCTCTACGACGACGCGGCCTACATCGTGCTTGACGACGCTATCTCGAAGGTACAGGGGTACTTCTACGTTTACCCCAAGTCGAGCGTCAACACGCAGTACTTCTACGGTCGGGGATACGTGAGCGTCGATCAGAACGATTACCCGTATGACGACTTCTCGAACCTGAACTGGAGCATCCGGCCGGCAGGTTTGGTCACGTTCAAGCACGCCTAATGAAGTCGCTGCGTGAGGTCGGTGGTGTTCGTCTACAGGGTCCCGTCGCCGAGTTGTGGTCGCGCGGCTGCAAGGCCGGACTCGTCTATGACTGGGTGTTCGAGGGCTGGCAGGCGGAGTGGGAACTGCGGGCGGAGCGCTACAAGCTCGACCCGCTGGTCATCACCAACGGCCTCCGCGATGTGCGCGTGAAGGTGGAAGTCGGCCCCGGTTGCCTTGAGGCACCGGGCACGATCTGGACGGACTGCATCGCCGATGGTCACAGCCATCGGGCAATCATCATCAAGGGAGGAGAACTGACATGGCGACAAAAGCGGGCGGTGTCCGCGAAAGCAAGCCGAGACTGACCAAAGACCAGCTCCTTGAGGCGCTGAGAACGCGCCGACAGGAATACGAATTGGACGGGGTCGGCACGATCACCATCGAGAGCATCAGCGTTGACCGCTTCGCGGCCGTACAGGGCGATTTGGGTGACATGAACACCGCGGATGCCCTGAAGCGAATATGCCTTCTCGGTGTGGTCGAGCCGGCCCTGTCCCCTGAAGACTTGGAGGCGCTGGGCGCGGCAAATATGGGGGCAGTCACCTTGCTGGCGAATGCCATCATGGACGTCAGCGATCTTATGGGCGAGAAGGTTCAGCGTTTTTTAGGGAACATAAAGAACTAGAGGGAGTATTCCTTTATTGCATTGAGAAACTACATCGCCTGCCGTCGGAGGTTACGGTTCCTGTGTGGGAATTGATGATAGCCTTCGAAGTCTCGAAACGGCAGGCAGAGCAAGAGCGGGGCGCGATAGAACGTGGCAAACGAAGTTAAAATCCTGCTGACTGCCCAGGACCGTGCATCTGCGGCCCTAAAGGGTATCAAGGGCAACGTCGAGGGCCTGCAGTCGAAACTGCTGGGCCTGGCTGTTGCCGCTGGGGCTGCTGCGACAGCCTTCATCAGCATCAACACGGTTAAGGATGCCATACGCAGTACACAGGAACTCGGTAGTGCTGTCAGTGAGTTGACCCGGAAGACGGGACTTTCTGCGGAGAAGTCCTCAGATTATATCTACGCTGCCAAGGCGATGGGTCTCACCGCCGATCAACTGAGTACCACCTTTGGCATTCTGGAAAAAAGGCTCACAGGCGTCCAGGATGGCACCGACGATCTGGCGGCCAGCACCGGCCCGATAGCACCCATCCTCGCGGATATGGGCATCCAGGTCCTCGATGCCTCCGGCAATATCCGACCAATGGCGGACCTCATCCCGGAGATAGCAGACGCCTTTGCGGGGATGACCGATCCCGTGCAAAGGGCTGGCCGGGCCAGTCAGTTGTTTGGCCGGAGCGGCATGGACTTGCTCCCATTCCTCAACCTCGGAAGTAAGGGCCTGGAGGAACTGAGTGCTGAGGCCCGGAAACTGGGACTAGAACTTTCCGGCTCGAATGTGGCGCAGATTCGTGCCTACACATTGGCACAGCGGAAACTCGGCGAGGCATTGGGGGGATTGAAGTTAGTTATCGGTCTGGCGGTCATGCCCGTACTGACGCGATTCATGGAGAAACTGAGCGCCCTACAGCCGGTCATCCGCGACAAATTGGGTAAGTCGATCCAGTGGGTAACTACCGTCTTCCGTACCTTTTGGACTTATTTGAAATATGTGGTAAAGACGGGGGATTCTCTAAACGACTATCTGAAAGAATCGCACACTCCACTTGCAGCCTTCTTGCTGCTAGTCGGCGAGACGGTTCTTAGCCTGAAGGATATTGCGGAGTGGTTTCTGAAGGTCGCTGATGCAGCACGGGAGTGGGGTCAGAAGATAGGTGGTCTGTTGAGTGATGGTCGGTCTATGGCGGACAACTTCAGCAGGCTCGGCGACATTATTCCGACGGTGGCTAAGGCCATAGCGGGTCTCATTGCCGCAATGGTGGTGGGGACGGTACTGGGGTTTGTCGCAGCAATCGCCGACTTTGCCATCGGAATCATCACGTTCCCGTTCGGTGTACTGAAGGACATAGTCGGTGCGGTCGGGGATTTGGTGTCGATCACCGCCAAGGTGGTCAGCAAAGCGATCACGATCACCCAGAATGTCATCAGGACCGGCGCCGCCATTATCGAGTTCTTGGCCGATGTCATAGGCACCGTGTTCCAGAACGTCATCCGCACGGGTGCGAAGATCATCGACGTACTCAACCCGGTGACGGGTACGGTCACGCAGAGCGTTCAACTGCAAGCGCCGTCGGGTGCGGGCGAAGGGACGAAGAGTTGGTTTGCTAACCTATTCGGAAACATATTGGGCGGTCTCGGGGGTTCGCCGGAAGTCCTTCGAGGCATTTCTAAGTTCCTGGGTCTCCTGGGGGCGGCCATCGGTGGAGGCATAGTTGTCGCAGTCACCGGCGGCATTACCGCTGCCGGCGTGGGGACGGCCCTAGTGGCTGCCATTGCCTTGCCAATCGGCGTCGCGTTCGCGACCTACCTTGCAATCATCGCAGAACTTCCCGTGATCTTGACAGTAGCTCTTATTCGGCACTTCGGCGGAGCTATAAAGACTTTCTTCGGCGAAACCCTCCCGCGTCTCTTCACCAAGGCAATCCCGCAATTTGTGAAATCGCTTCCTCGATGGGCTGGTGCCCTCGCTGGCTTTGTATCTGGCGCACTCACATTCGCCCTCCTCGGTATCCCAGCGCTGCTCATAACCCGCGTCGCGCCAGCGTTCGCCGAGGCCATCGGGGGTATTGTCCAGAAGATTGGCGGAGTCTTCGCCGGACTTGGCGGCCTAATCGGTGGCTGGATCACTAAAGGATTATCGGGGATAGGCGACATTGCTGGCGGGATTGTTGCCGCCCTTGCATCGCTCCCTGGCCGCTTGGCCGATGCACTGAAGTCAATCCCAGGGTTACTAGCACAAGTCCCCGGATGGATTGCCGAAGCCTTTGTATCGATACCCGGAATCGTACTTGATATATCCACGGCATTCATAGACTTTGCCACCAATCTACCCGGCTGGATCGGTGCCGCCTTCGGCGCTATCCCCGGAATCGTCAGTTCATTCCTTACTGGCGTTGGCGGCATGGTCGGGATCGTTGTAGGGGCACTCGGCGATGTCATAGGAGCGATCATGGCGACCCCCATTGGCAGAGCCATAACCTGGACGATGGACCAGGTAGTTGAAGGCTTCAAATCGGGCTGGAAGCGAGTCGATGACCTAACTGGCGGCGCGTTGAACGACCTGGTAAAGAAGGCGAAGGATATTCTCGGCGGTATTTGGGATGCGTTCAACGGATTGCTTGATCCGATCCAATGGGTGATCGACCGCATCTATAACCTCATTGAGGCTATCGGGCGGATACCGACGCCTCCCGGTTGGGCACTGGCAATCGCAGGTGGCCCCATCGGAATAGCGGCTGGTATCGCCAAATTATTCACTGGCAAAGCTGCTGGCGGATTGGCATCGGGCCTAACAGTCGTTGGTGAGAAGGGTCCCGAACTCCTCAATCTGCCGAGAGGGAGCCACATCTATTCCAACGCTGAGAGTAGGCAAATGGCCGGTGGCGTCACCAACAATGTCGAGATTCACATGAACGTGACGGCTAGTGGGGAGGACGTAGAGGGCAAGGTATTCAGGGCGCTCGATAAGGCACTACGGCGAGCCGGGTTTGGTGGTTCCTCAATTAGTGCCGGGGCCTTCGTGCCGAGTTAAGAATGATAAATCAAGTTGTTCTGTTGTGTTTCCTTTTGGCGATATGGCGCTTTAGTCGGCCACCAATTGCGCCGCCGACGAGGCCACCGAGTATCAGGAGCGCAATGTACCCGAGCATATTAGTTCATCCTTTCCGGCGGGAACTACATTGTAACACCCTCTGTCAAGGGGGGCAATCTAGATGACAACCGCTTACACATTTATCCTTGACGGCTACACCTTCCCGCGTGCGGATGTACCCGCGCGCGGGCCTATCGTCTACCACCAGCCGCAGAACTGGTCGGAACAAGATGTCGTCGGCAACACGGGCACTGCCGCCACCGTGCTCACCTTTCTTGGCTTGAAGAGTCAGCGGTGGACGTATGTCTCGCGGGCGGTGACGGCAACGAAGGACAAACTACTCGCTGTCTACAACGGACGCATCCCCGTCGTCCTGAAGACGCCGCAGGACGCGACCGGCGTCAACGTCGTGATGACGGACCTCATTATCGAGTACGCCGAGCCGATTGAGAATGGCAAGTTCCTCTGCACGTTCATACTGATGAGGCGCTGACGTGACCCTTGCGGCGAGTATAGCGGCGACGACTCGGCAACTCTGTTACCGCGTCTTCATCAACGGCGTCCTGATTTTGCCTGCCGATCCCACAAGTACAACCGGCGTACCCGGTATCTCCCGCATCGTCGTCGACAAGATGTCGCCCGTCCCCGTGTGCAGCATCGATGTGAACCGCATATCGACGTGGGTAAAGCGTGGGGGGAGAGTCACAGTGCAGATGGGTTATGACGGCTTCTATCAGATTGTATTCACCGGCACGGTTCAGGACCGCAGCCGTGGACTCGGCGCTGGCACGATCAACTGCATGGGCGAATCCTTCAAGATCGAGCGCGGCATCGAGATACCGGAACGCAACGTCGATGGGTTAGACGTCTCGGAAGCCATTTTAGATATAATGGATTACGTCGGTGTCACTTCTAACATTGTTGCCATACCTGCCTTCACAATGGGTACGGCCTCTAACCCCGTCCTCGACCGCATGACGAGCTCCGCCATGCTGGAACTTCTTATGGGCATCGACGGCTGCAAGCGCATGGAGGCGGGCAACGGGCGCATCTATGTCAGCCCGGTCGACGAAATACCGTCATCCTCCGCCTTCATGTCCTACGGTACGGCAACGGCGGCGGGTATCATCGCCGGCGAGACGCGGGAAGACCCCAACTACTTCCGCAACCGCGTCATCGTGACAGGCGCGACGGTGACGGAAGGCGTGGCGCCCGACGAGACATCGCGCACCATCACCGCAACGGCAACCGTCGTTGACTCACCGTTGGCGCAACCGGCGCTGCCTTCGGGAACCTTCATCGATGCGGAATACAGCAATCATCTCATCGACACCGATGCGAAGGCGGTGGAGGTGGCCGGGCGGTTGGCAACGCAATTCGCCCGCGTGCCGCAGTATACGCCCGTCACCGTGCCGCTGAACCCGCTGCTGGAACTCTGGCAGACGCTGGGGTTCGTCATTCCCGACTTGGACCTGGACGGGCGGTTCTTCGTCTCCGGTCTGCGTCACACCATCGACAACAGGGCTGCGCAGACGGAACTCATGCTGCGCGGCGGCGACGAGCTGGGCGGGACTGTCAACATCAACC